CCAAAAGCTTTTTGTAATATATCTGTTTTAATAATATCACCTATAGGTGTAGCGCTGTTAGTTGAAGGTAATCTTATACCAGGTTCAGATTCTCTGTTTAATATATGAAAATTTTTATCTATCAATGCATACGTTTTAAAATTGTTAGATCTATCTGTTTTTGAAACGCTATTGCTTTCATCTTGTAGAACAAAGCTATAAAATAAACCAGCGCTGTTAAATACAACATTATTTGCTACAGCAACGCCTTTGGAGTTGTGTTTTTGATAAGTTTCAAAATCCATGAATCTTACATGAAGATAATTTTCGCCAGTAACGTCATTAGCTACTAATTCATCTTCAATATAATTGTATGGATTATTAATAGTAATAGAACCTACTATTTCAGGAGCGAAAAAATTTTCATGGATATCTAAACTTATAATAGATGATTTAGTTAAAAGTATACCTTCATTAGCATCCTGCCCAGTAAATTTAAGCGGCGCATCCGGATTACCCGAAAGTAAAAAATAACAATAAAACTCAGAACCATTTAATTTAAATTTAAATGATTCATCATCAATAGGTTTAGGAGCAGTAGCCATTATCTAAGAGTAGCTTCAGTTATCTGCTGGTATATTAAACCCCTCTTACTTGGTTTAATAAAAGTAAGCTGTTGACCGCCTTCAGCAAAAAAACTGTTACCAATAGTTTCTTTATTCAACAAATATATAATCCACCAACTATGAATATCACCGTATATGTCATATGATGTAGTAGTCAAAGCTTGCTTACTAAGAACATTATGTGTATCTAATAAAGAACTATCAATGTTATCTGGAAATTCCATCTTGTTAAGTATATTATAAAAGTAAAACTCTTTACCATTTATTGGTTGAGTAAACAGCTTAAATATACGCTCATAGCGATTTAAAGGTAAGCTTGGCAAAGCATTTACCTGATCTTGATATTGTCCTGTTTTTCCTGTTAAACTCATAAATTATTCCCTTCTATAATTTCTAGCTCCTTCACTTAAATTTCGTTGTTGCTCTTGTTCGTCCTGAGGTTGAGGTAATAGTGATATACTTGGTACTTCTTCTCTAAATCCTCCTAATTGACTGTAGTCAGTAGCTGCGCTTTCCCTTTCCCTTGCTTCTTGAGGACTAACCCCTGATCGAGTATCTTCCATATACAAAGTAGCTACTTGTCCATCAGGGGTGATTATCGTCTTAGGTGTGAACTTAGAACTAGAACTACCTAATCCCGCATCAGCTAAATTTTCAGGTGTTGCCGGTTGGTTAGCACCAGGAACTATTCTTCCGAGTCCGGTTTGCCTACTTCGTTCAGCTGGATCAGATTTGGTCCACTCATTAGGAAGATCTGTACCAGTTCTAAGTGCTCGAGCTAAAGCTGATCTCTTGTTTAAAGCTCTGTCTCTTTCATACTTACCTTTCTGGAATGCTTTTTCATCTTCAGCTTGCTTAGCAGAATATCTATCAAAATCACCAAAAGCATCTCTATTGTCACATATCTCTTCAACAAAGTTAGCTGGTTCTACTGTTAACGATCTAAAAGTAAAATTACAAACATATGCTTCGGGTATAACTCTTGTACCTATTCTTCTTCTGTTTCCTAATAAGCTTACTTCAAAATTCTCTAAATAAGCCCATTGTATGTATCTTAAACCAGGTACTACTAAATTATAGATAGCAGGAAAATCCATTCCTATAGGACCATATCTATAAGGTCTGTTCATTTTAGTAAAATCGCAAATAAATTTAAAGTTTTTATCTATAGAATCATCTTCTAAAGTATTAGAAAGAGTAAATCCTATCTGTAATCCGTTATCAGTATTACTATATTGATAAAATTTAGGAGTTTCAATATATGAGCCAGGCGTACCAATAGTTTGTCTACCGGGGTTTAATCCTAATGCCTTAGTTACACCAGTAGCTGCTCCTGAAACTGTCTTAGCTACTTTATCAGCTAATGATTGGTCGCCACTGTTACCTGTATCACCAAATGAAGCGAGAGCATTTACAGCTGCAACTCCTCCACCTACTAAACTCTCACCAGCAGCACCTAAACCTTGTATTTCTTTACCTCCAAACATCTGTGCACCTCTTTGACTAATAGGTGAAAATGTATCAGCGAATTCGGTACTAAATGATCTAAAACTATCTTCAAAAAATGGAAAATTTAATCTAGCTATAGCATTATTCTTAACAGTATATAATCCTTTGTAAAAATCTAAACCAGGATTCTTACTATTAGTATACGAACCTGCATTGTTTTGCGGAGATAAAATATTCATATACCCGTCTATAAACGAACGTAGTTGGGAATACTGTAATTCGTAAGCTGTTATGAAAGCAGATGGCGCTTCGTTACGTAAGTCAGAAGTTCTTGGTACAGAAGTCCAATCGTACTCCTTTACGATATCATATACGCCTGGATTCTTTCCATTACGAATGTCATCATATCTCGCCATATTAATATTTATCCACTAAATTAGGTTGGCTGCATAGTATATGCAGAGTTGAGGAAGTTTGTTTTAGAATCATTATATGATGGGCCTTCCATTGAGCCTGGCATATCATTGTTAAGAGGGTTTTGTACAACTACCGGTGTAGTATTATTGCTTCCATTTTTAGCTATTTGTGCTGTAAGTTGAACTAACTGAGCTAAAAGCTGATTAGATCTTTTTACCTCAGCAGCTACAGCTTTGTCAAAAACATCTTTTATAGCAATACTTTCTGTAGCAGCACCTTTAATTAATTTAGATAATGTACCACCTTCTTTCATTCCTACTACATCATCTCTACTATTAAAGTTTACTAATGTACCATCATTAAATCTTGCAAAGTCATCTGCGTATACAACTCTTTTAAAGGCTTCAATAGGAGATTCACCTCCAGGTACTAATGCTTTAAATGCAGCTTTAACACCTGAACCTACAGTGCTAAATTTCTTACCAAAGCTTTTTAAGCCTCCCATTACGTTATCTACTATACCGGTAAATATACCTACAAATTTATCTTTAATAGAAGCAAAGAAGTCGCCTGCTTTACCTAATACAAATCCTGTACCTTTTGCAATACTTTCTCCTGCGCCAGCTAACCACGATATTACACTTCCAACAAAAGGTAACGCTTCATTAAAATGTTCTCCAGCTTCAGCCCATTCACCTCTAAATACTGCTCCTATACCTTTACCTAATGAAATAATATTCTGTATACCAGGTAACTTCATAGCAAACTCTTTTATCTTACCCCACATATCAAATTGACCACCAGTAGGATCAATTCCTTCTCTTTCTTTCTTAGCTTGATTTAAATCGTAAATTAATAACGCCCCATCAATTATCATAGAAGCTATATTAGTGACTCCAAATGGAAGTAAATTTAAAATACCAGAAGCAAATTCAAAAAGAGCTGGAATATAATCACCTTTTTTCCATCTTGATATACCAAAACCAAAGCTGAATAAAGAACCTATAACAGGAATAAACCTACCAAATTTAAGTAATCTACCTCCTATACCTTTCGCCAAGCCAGCTAATATTTTACCTAACTTACCGCCTTTCATAGCTTTAAAAAAGCCGCTAGCTAACTTACCCATAGGCTTTAAAAGCTTAGGTAAAGTTTTAGCTACAAACTCTGCAACCGGCCCTATAAAGTCAGCAATCCAAGCAGCAAATGCTGTAATACCTGCTCCTAGAGCTAATAGTAAAGGAAATTTAAGTTTAGGAGGCTTTTCTTCTTTAGTTTTTTGAACTGATTCTTTAGCCATTCCAGCTGGAGTAGAAGCTCGATCCGTTTCACCGAATGTATCCTTTTCATTTTTTTTCTGAACATTAAAGAAAGCTTCAGCAGCAATAGTTGATTCATTTGTAATACGCCTTCTCTCCGCCGAAGTTAAGACGGGATTAACCTTTTTTAAAATCTTTTTATCAGCAGCACCTCCTATGGTTTCACCGGATACTACTTTTCCTAATATGTTAAAGGGATTAGCCACATATATATTTATGCACTAGTAGTGGCATCAAGCAATGAAGCATCTATAGGTATAATAGATTCATTAACAGTTAATATACCTTCTTCGAACTTAGCTACTTTAGTTAAAAAAGAAGTGATATCATCATATAGTTCTAAGGGCAGCTGCTCTACTATTTTAACTCTATCAACAACTTTTAATTCATTAAAGTCGATTAATTCTTCCTCAACTTGAACAGACTTAATAGTTTTAATTAATTCAAATATATAAATTAACCCCATTGCCTCTGAAAGATTTTCACTTTTTAAATTATCTATTTCTTGAATGCACTTCTTTAAGATAATGTTTTCTTCTTGTAGAGTTGGTATTCTTAATTCAACATTAATAGAACCTATTTTAACTTTTTTTGTAAGTTTGAAAGGCGGCACTTCTTTCGCTTTTAGTAATGAATCTTTTAAAGAAACTACGTCTCCGTCGTCTATTTTTATTTTATCACCTAAAGATTCTACTCTTAAAGCTAGTAATGCTGGTATCCTATCAAAAGTAAATAAAGTATCGCTATCTACATTTTCAATAATTAATTCATTTACTGCTTTAGTAAATTGTAATGCACCAAGAACTCCGTTGACTGCAGTAGATATGATATCTTTTTGTTGTTTTAAGGTGATTTGCTTAGCTGTTACTTCTTTTTTAATTGAAGGTATAAAAACTTTAAACTCTTTTTTAAGCTCAGAAAGTTTATTAATAAAATCCTTAGTTGAAGTACTCATGATATTATTTAACTAGTTATCTAATTTTGCAACTTTATCGTTTTGCTCTTCATTTTCACGCATATATAGATCCATATAATCTAGTATATCTTTGAACGTACTGTTAAGAAGAAATGATACATCTTTTATTCTTTTACTTAAAACAAATATATACTCTCTATAAGTATACTCATCTATACAATTGAATAAGTTCTGTAAAAAATAAAAGGGTGAAGCATTTAAAAAACTAATTTCATAATCATCATTATTAGGTATTAAAGTATATTCAAGAACATGTTTGTTATCGTTTACAAACTCATTTATGACAGTAAGTACATCAGTAGGTAAGTTATTGGTTATGTCGATTAATTCTTGATCTGATACATTATTTAAATCTATAGCATCGTTGTCTATTTTAATTTCTTTTATTACGCTAAAGATGTTATCTGTATTGATTAAAAATTTAGAAGGATAGTCTAAAACTAATTTTAAGTTACCAACTTCCTTCTCTTGTCTTATATCAATTATTTCATCAAAATTTTTTATTACTAAATCTATACCTACATCTTTATCTAAACCGTTTATGTTAATATTAAAAGATTGTTTTAAACATCTCTTTCTAAGATAAAGAAGAGTAATAAATTTTTCTAACGCATTTAAATTTTTCGTTACAATAAAATCTTCTAATTTATTTAAATTATGCTCAAGTGAAGATTCAAAAAAGAACTGTCTAGAGTCTTTAAATAAGAACTCTTTTGTAACTACTTCCTTACCATTAGGAAGTTTAAATACACATTGCATATTATTAATTATTACTAAAATGCAAAAGGTAAAGCCTGCCCTGTAGTTCGTAAAGGCTTATAATCTCTAAAAGCAAATGTAACTGACTTTTCCTGAAACTCTTCATCATTATACGATAATTGATAACCTTCTACATTTGTAGGAAACACTTCTCTAAACTCATACCCTTTACGTAAACGCATTCTATTATCATACTGTCTTAAGATAACTTTAGGACATAAGAGATTTCTTTCTAGTAAACCATCTATACCTAAAGCTATCATCCAAGGTCTAAAGAAGAAGTGCTCAATATCATCGATAGTATCAAAAAAGTTAATAGCTAAATTTTTAGATAAAAAGTCTACTCTTTTGTTTAAAGCATAACCGGGTAAGAAGCCACCCATATTTTGTTGACCAGCAATATCAAATTGCGAGTTTTCATTAGGAACGTTAACAGTTCTTGCTACTAAGATATTGCCATTTTCAGTAAATGCATCTGGCTCTGTAGTAGCTTTCCAATTGTCTGCGTCTTGTTTATACGCTTTAGTAATAGCTTTATTAATGTTAGGTATTAACTCTGAACCCTCGTAAAGAAATTCTATCTTCCAAAGAAAGGGATGCGAGAGAAAGAACCTTTCACTATAGCTATACCTATCGAGAAAATCTTGCTGCTCAAACGCCATTAATAATATTTAATCGCGAGTGTAATTAAGAAAGGGCAAAGTCTCTATAGAAGTGGAATGCAAAGGTTACATCAAAGCTTAATACATCACCTGAACCATCAGCAATATCATAACTTACAGCTCCAACATTTCTAAGAGAAGCTCCTACAAGTTCGATATTTCTAACATCATTAAGCTGTTTATCAACTTGAACTAAATTAATAACAGACTCTTCACCAGGCATACCATATTGGCCTATTGAAGTTTCATTATTAAAAACAATTCTAGAAGCAGCTTCAAATTTAGTTCTTAACTGACAATCTTCATCATGATAAAAACTAATTGTATATCCTCCTGCTTCAGGGTAAGTCGATCTACCAGGTACTTGAAACTCTTGTCCAAAATAGTTAACTACCTTACTATCAATGTTTCGTCCCGGCAACTGCGCTGTCTTTGCATAAACTAGATCATTATCACCAACAAATGTAATTCCACCTGCTAATGTAATGTTTCTAACTCTAAATAGAAAATCTCTCGAAAATTGATTTTCTGCTGCTTTAGTAAAGAAGTTTTGAATTGTTGTTGCCATAATAATATTTAATTGTTCTTATTGTTTAACCGCCAATTAACTCTTGGAAATTAGCATCTGTTCTAGTAGCGTAGAAGTTAACTAAGATAAACTCTGCTGTTCTCGTTGGCTTAAGGTAAATATCTACCACTAGCTCATTAGCATCGATAACTGCTGGAGTATTGTTTCTTTCGTCACAAACAATCAAGTAATCAAATAATCCTTCATTGTTCTTAGCTCTTTCAAACAGAGGTGTTAAAGCATTTACTAATCTCGTTCTAGTAAACTCTGAGTTCTGCTCAAATACAAACTGACGAGCTAACTGCTTAGTAGGTCTTTCTAATGATAAGAACAACCTTCTAACATTAATTCTATCGAATGCACTTGGCTTCTTCTGTAAAGTCTTCTGACCGAATATTACTATACCCGATCCAGGGAATTGAGCTATTGGGTTAATGTTAGCTTTGTAAAGTTCATCACGCTGCTTTTGATTAGGATTAACTGCAATATCATTAGCAAATGAAACTAACCCTCTAGTAAAGCCTGCTGGGGCGAACCATGGGAATGCTACTGCATCTGTTCTAGCCATTGCAGCTGCAGCAAAGCCTGATGATGGGACCCAACATTGCTTACCAGCATAACTATCATTAACTGCCATCCAGTTACCATAAACAGCTGCATAAGAAGTATTTTCGTTTTCAAACTGATGCCTGATGGGCCAGTAAATATCAGTTTGGAAATTCTTAGTCTTATCAGATAATGGCTTAGTGTTAGCTCCTTTTATAAGAATCTGTCTAATAGGATCTGCTACAAAAATACAATCTCCTCTATCACCGCCTTCATATGGAGGCTTAACAAACTTTTCAAACTTATTAAAGATTGTAGAATAATTATTTCTTAATGTAATTGCAGATGCTACTGATAAGTCACTAGAAGTTCTTAATCCGTCAACTGCTGTTGATATATTAGAGCTATAATCTTCATCATCATAATATGCAGGTGTAGCAGAAGCACTTGCTATAGAATGAATAGTACCAAGCCCTCCTTCAACAACTACATCAATATTGTAAACTTCATCATTTTTAACATTATCAAGAGATCTTTCAATCTTAGTAGGAATATCACCTAGAATCTTAGTTGTTACTTTCTGATTAGTGAATTGACCAAGAGGGAATAGATCGCCAGAACCGCCTATTTTCTGATAGCTTGCAGGAAATGATGAAAGACCGGTATTATTAAAAGTAGCATTTTTTAAACTTCCTGATGTTTTGACTTTTAATTTTACATTACCCGTAGTATTTAAGCCTGTTCTTCCTGTTAATCTTTGTGATATATTATCATTAACTAAGACTTTAATGTTTTGTGAATTTTCTGAAACATTCTCTAAAAATACTGATCTATCAGCTCCTCCATTAGGATTAAGTTCTGTTCTATGAGCGTTAATTGAACCAGCGACAACATCAGTTAATACATAATCAAGCTTAGTTGCTTCATTAGCGTAAATTGACTTACGTAATTTAAATACACCAAACTGTAAATAGTCATCAAAGCTTTGACCGTCCAAATCATAATTAGTTAAATTCTCCATATCACGTGATATGCTCTCACCCGAACCATCTGTAGCGGAAGAGGTTAGATCGAAAGTAATGGTACTTCCTGGTAAGTCGGTATATGATGCTGTTGATGTTGTAGCTGAAAATAAACCTTTAACAGCAGATATAGCTGTGAAATTTGTAGCTGGGTTTTGGATATTATCAAGTAATCCTACATATGTACCCTCTTGACTTTCATTATTAGCTAGCTGGGTTTTGTTTAAAACAATAATACCAGCTCTGCCAATAGCATCCACTGCAGAAAGATTAGCTGTAACTTGCGAACCAGCATCAGACCATGTATAACCTGAGCCATCTAAAATACCTAAATATTCTGATTCTGTTAGCTCAAAGTGGACAGGTGCACCAACTACATATAAGCCAGAATGTCCATGAGATAAAGTTGAAGCAGTAGCTGATCCAGACCTTGTATTAGTAAAAGCATTTACAGGATAAGCTAAAGCAGAATACTTAGATCCAAATCCATCTCCAGCACCTCTACCATATGGCAGTCTACCAGCGTAAACTGTAGCAGGTGAATTGAGTAGTTCGGTTAAAGTATAATGAAAGTATTTTTCTGCTGCATTAGTAGGAGGACCATATATTTGAACTAATTCTTGCTTAGTGGTTATAAGCAAAACTTCATCGATAGGACCCTGCTGAGCAAAACCGGTAACATAGACGCTAGTTCCGGCTGGTGCGGGTGTTGTAAAGGAAAGATCTGATTCTCTTATTTCTACTCCAGGTGAGTTAATAGTACGCTGTGCCATAAAATTATTTATCCTAATTTAGGTTAATAATTTCAAAAACTGATAACTTCTGTATGTAATTGTGAGTAAACAAATGTAAATCCAGATGTAATTTCATCTGAAGTTGTATAATTATAGCTTATAGCTTCAACTGTAGTGGGAAATGCCTTTGTATAAGTGAATTTTATACGATTATTATTGAATTCATCTTTACCAAAAATGGTCAAATCAGTCTGATAATCCTGAAAGTCTGGATTATTTTCATTTATCTCACGAGCATTATATCGTCCTTCATATTGATCATGTAACAAATTAAGCCAAGAATATATTGCATAGTAATTTTTGTACTCGTTATCTATTTTAAATCCTATAGATACTGGAGGGTAAGGATTTTTTGAATGAGAAGATACATATAAAGTGTTACCAGCATATCTATTTTCTACTGCAGGAACATTAACTTCAGGTACTGCAGCACCAAATATTGAAAATTGAACTGAATCAGGTATCAAGCTATCGTTAGTTTGATTAAACTTTTTACTAAACTCTTTTAAAATTGGTGGTACATCAAAAACTAATAAAAACTTATCAGCCCTAGATTTGTTCAGCATTGATTGCTGCATAGTATTCCTTGCCATGTATATATTTATAGCTGCCTCGGTATACCCGCTTGCCAATTATCTTGTGGATTTTCGCCTAAGAACATAAATCCATTCGATCTTAAATCTTCCATATCATCATATACTTCATCACCCATTCCAAAAACTACTGCAGAAACATTATTTGATCCTATACCTGTAATTTCTTCATCTAAATATATAGAAGTAGGATCTTCAAAATATTGAATACCAAAGTCCATAGGTTCAATTACACAAGGTTTGCCCATATCATCTACTTCTACTATATCAAAAAATCGTTCAGTTATTTCTTTTTCTAAGATAAACAATCCGTAAAGCATAGCCATGACTCTATCATCGTGAAAGCCCCCTCTAGCTTTCCAAGTACCATTTGGATAACGTACAAAGTTTCTTAACTCAGCAACTGTTTCTTCCTCTCTGATAGTTACCACTCTTATCTCATTCATAAAATAACGCATATTGAGCACACCCTTATACTTGGTATTTGTATGCGCTATCATACCTCTCATTACATTTCTTCTATGAGCATTTTTATTACCGTAAGAAACTATTTTTTCGTAACTTAAATCTTCTGATAACCTATCTACCACCTGCGCGCCACAATTGTTTCTCTCTATGAGAGCTAAGGGAGACCCCCAGTTACGTAAAATTTTATATAATCTATTAGTAAACTCTAAAGGCGGGATCTTATTGTTTCTATAGACAGCTACTTGCTTAATATCTTTAATATCTGTAATATCTAAAATCTGTATAACAGATGAATCAACACCAACGCCTTCAGATATATCTACTCCTGCTACATATACCTTACTCTCATCTGGCTCTTCCCATATTTTGTAATGACCATCGTCTAAAATAATTTTTGGTTCTACTACCTTAGACATCATTTCTTCAAATAATTCATCATCTAAAGTAGATTCACCTGAATGAATAAACTCACATTCAAACTCTTGTAACCAAGCATCAGCTGAACCAATAGCTGTTTTAGTAGCCTGAGCCCATTGTTCATCTCTACCAGGTATCTCATTCCATTTTATTTTATCATGAGCCCATCCATTATCACCTTCTATAGCTCCACTGTATAATTTATAAAATAAGTTATCAGTGCCATTAGCTGTAGAACAAACAAATACTTTAGATTTTTTAGAAGAAGTAATAATAGGGAAGACTGATTTCCAAAACTCTTCTACTAAATGAGGTTCAATAAAAGCCATCTCATCAATAACTAAGCAGTTAACAGATTGACCTCGAGCAGCAGTACCAGTAGTAGTCGTAATACCTATTCTACTACCATTCTCTAATGTCATAGAAGTCTTAGCATACTCTTTTACAGGAGGCTTTAACCAGTTAGGCAACTCTTCATATGCCATTCTAACTCTTTGAAATATTTCAATAGCAGTAGCTTCTTTGTTTGCTACTAAAAGAATACGCTGATCATTATTAAAGCATGCCTGCCACAAAATATAGATAGTCATCATCGTAGACTTACCAATCTGTCTAGAAGCTAAAAGACAAAAGAATCTATTATCTCTCATCTTTCTAAGAGCTCTTTTTTGAGGTTTATAAAGGTGAATTTTTTCTTTACCTCTATCTAAGTTAACTATATGAAAGAAGTTTTCAGCAAAATATAGTATATTACTGCTTGCTTTTTTAAGGTCTTTTACTTGTTCTTTAGTATATTCACCCTTCCAGTTAACGTTGGGTAAATTTTTATTACCCATATAGAACATATTATCTTGTCTAGCCACAGAAATATTTAGTAGGTAGCATAAATAATTACATGTCAAAAGGAAAAGACTTTATGTCATTAGGTGAAGCATATAAAGATGTCTTCAGTAAAGTAGTTGTTAACGAAGATGTTCCAGCAGGAACTACAGGAGAAGCTCCCTTAACTAAAGGAGGTCCTGAAGAAGAAGGAGGTTTTAGAAAGCCTCTCGTTGACTTAAATAACATGTCTGATAAAGATAAAAAAGACAATATCTATAATATTAAAGGATATTCATATGGAGATGGAAATGATCCAGTTGATTGTCAAGAGCCTAAGCCAACAGGTCCAACTTATGGTCAAGTAGCATATACTGGTAATGTAGGTCCAGAGGAAGATGAAGAAGATGAAGAAAAGCCTGATTATATTGATCTAGATAAAGACGGCGATAAAAAAGAGTCTATGAAGAAAGCTGCTCAAGATAAGAAAAAGAAAGAAGAAAATGAAGAAGATGAAGAAATTTTAGGAGAACACGAGAAAATTGCACGAGATGGCCTAAATAATTTTATGAGCAAGACTTCCGTATTTGATAAACTTTATAATAAAGTAATGGTAAACGAAAACTTCGGTGAAGATCAAGAAGATATCACTGATATTGAGGCACTTGGAATCGAAACCGATGAAGACGGTGGTGATGAGGGTGAAGTTACTATTACTATTTCGAAAGAATGTTGCAAAGAAATTCATGCAGCATGTGAAAAAGCACTTGGTGTAAGTGATGATGAGCCTGATGAGGACTTTGAAGCAGAAGTTGCTTATGAAGAAGACGAAGAGGCAATTGATGCTGGTTCTGAACTTCATCACAATGTTAACATGGGAACCGGAGGAAGTAACAAGGTTGGTAATTTGAAGCCTAAAGGAGCTGCTAAAGATAAAGCTGCTTCAGGAACAGTTGATCCTGGTTCTGAGCTTCATCACAAAGTTAACATGGGAACCGGAGGAAGTAACAAGGTCGGCAATTTGCAGTCCGGTCAAGGTGCATTCGAATAAAAAAAGCTCAATAATTAAATTAAAAGAGCCCGTAGAGTAGACCTCTTCGGGCTTTTTTAATAAATATAAGTGTGAAGATCTACAACAAAACTCTAAATAAAAAGTTTTGGTCTGATGATAGCTTTGATCCTGATATAAGGCAAAAATTATTAGCTATTACTTCAGATTTTATTAATGAGTTGGAATTAGATAATGTAAAGATACATGATATTACTCTAACAGGAAGTAATAGTAATTACAATTACAATGATTTCTCAGACTTAGATGTGCATGTTCTTATAGATTATAAGGATATAAATGATGATGAAGATCTAGTTAAAGATGCATTAGATGGTAAGAGATTTATATGGAATCAAAGACATAATATAAATTTTAGAGGTCATGACGTTGAAATGTATGTTCAAGATAAAGACGAACCTCATACAGCTTCTGGTTTGTATTCAATACAAGATGATAGCTGGTTAACTAAACCAACATATGATCCTCCCTCAGTAGATCTAAAAGATGTTTACAAAAAGGCTAATTCATTTGTAAAGGATACTCAAATATTAGAGGAAAAGCTTAGTGAAGTTAAAGGCAAAGAAGCTAGAGAGTTAAACGATGTTGCTAAAAAATTAAAGCAGAAAATCTCAAAGATGAGAAAAAGAGGCCTCGAGAGAGAGGGTGAGTTTAGCATAGAAAATTTAGCATTTAAAGTATTGCGTAATACTAAAGTAATAGAAAAGTTAATAGATCTAATTGCTACATCTTATGATAAGATTTATATGGAAAGCTTTAAAACATTTTTTGAATATTATCAAGGTGAAGAGCTTCTAAATCCTCATATGAGAGTGGGAAAGAATATTAATAGGGTAGGCTTAGCTAAGAAACATTTAAACACATTGCCTAAAAAATATAACCATAAGTGCCCCCATGTTAATAATCTTCTTAATGGAGCAGCTAGTCAAATAAAATTAATGGGCATGCCTTTATTCGATACGCTAAATAGCTATGGTGTTCAATATCTACCTGGTCAAACTAAAGTATTAGGTAACTCGGGTGTAGAAATAAAAATGTTTGAAGATGAAGAAGGTAATCAATGTGGAATGCTAGCCAAGAGATGATATGTCAATATGTAACGAAAATAGATTAAACTGCACGCCAGAAGAAGTATTAGCTGCTACTGCTATTCCTTCTTGTGGCAAATTAGTTAATCCATCTAACTTACAAGCTGAGCAATTAGTCTTTGATCAAGCATATAACGACCTTATTAATAACTTTGGTATACCAGTAGATTACTACATAAACACTTTCAACTTATCCGCTGCTGATTTACTCTACGGTGAAGATTCAGTTAAACAATATCAAGGACCTCTTTCCGGCGTACAAATGTACGTTGAGTTAAATGATGATGCTGTTAACCTAACTAAGTTTGGCTTTGACCCTGGTGATGAATTTACAGCTTATGTACATATAAGTACCTTTTATACTGCTGCTTCAGATTATTTTGATTATTCTTCTGTTGGTCAATCTATAGAACCAAAAGCTGGTGATGTAATCGATTTAACAGTATTAGGTTGTGATAGACCAAATGGGAGAGGTTCAGTTAAATATGAAATAACAGAGAGAATGGATCAAGATATATCAACTCTTAATCCAATTTTAGGTCATTACATATATAGACTAAGAGGTAAGAGATTAGACTTTACATTCCAGAATGGCTTATCAAGCGAGAAAGCAAATGAACAAGTATTTGATAATTCCTTCAGTGGTATACAATCTACCACTCTTACTGATCAACTTACTTCAGATGGTAAGACTTATCCTACAGAAGAAAATCCATATGATATAGATAATATATCTAAGTCAGATGTTATGGATATGGATGTAAATGATACCGATATATACGGTTCTTATTATTGATCTTCTGCTTCTACAGCTGCTACTATCTCCGCTGGGTCGTGAATGTCTTCTATATTCTTATATGGACATTCGTAAATAGTTCCAGTAAAGTTATAATCGAAAAGATAAGAATCAATATGACCTTCAAGATACTCTTTTTTAGGACCTATGTTATTGTGAACGTCATATCCAAATATTTTAGGTTGAGTAGCTACCCACGTTACAGTTGATTTTTTATTTAATGCTGCAGCTGCATGTTGAAGAGAGGAATCAATAAACAACCTCTTATCAGCTACTCCTGTCATAGCAAAGAGAGCTTTTTTACCAATCGTCTTATCAAAACGGTGACAATTGTTTAATCTAGGATGAAACTCATAGCATACATGAATAATATTATATTTTGTAGCTAACGAATTTACTACTTCTTGAGCTATTTTAGGATGCATATCTCTTGTCCAAGAATAAGGGTGTTGCTGATGATCAGGTCCTGGTCCTCCATAAGGTTGAAAAAGTAAAGTAGGCCGGCCATCTTGCTTAAATTGATTTACGTATGCAGCTCCTTCTTCTAACTCTCTAAAATTAAAGGTAAGCTCCGGAGATTCATCCTCATGCTTAACCCCAACCATATCACACCAAGTTTTAATTAAATGAGTCTTCTTAGCAATATGATTAGTAGTTCTATAAGGATCAGCGCTATACACTTCTACATCTTTACCCTGAATAATATCTTTGTAAAAATATGGTGTTCTTCCTATAACATAAAATCTACTTACATTAGGATTATTCATCCAAACTTCAGCCCAGGCTGAAACAACTATAATTTTACGCTCAGGTTTAGCTTTCTTATACGCAGCAACTACAGCGGTAGCTGCAACATTTTTACCTATACCTCCTTCAATATGAAAAACTGTATTAGCCATACTATATGATTTAGTATGGTCACTCTATAAATCAACACCCTAATGATATCTTTAAGTCAGTTCCGCTTCTCCACACAACACCCAAAACGTTTGGATCGGTAGTTGGAACTGAAGATAAGAATAAACTAAAGGCATGAAGCATACAAGAAGATACAGAAGTTAAATTAGATGTAACAATAGCAGAATTAGTATGAGCAGGTTTAATTGTATTATTGTTACCCCCTCCAATAAAGCCGCAACCGCCTGATAAAGTATTACCAAGACCTCCTACAATAACTGAATGATTAGAGTTACGTATCGTGTTAGTTTGACCTCCTGCAATAGTAGAAATTGTACTGGTACCGCAAACTTTATTTTGTAATCCACCTCCTATAAAATTAGTACATGTACCGTTTTCAATGTTTTGATTTCCTCCTACAACAACACTTGCTGGTGAATTAGCCTGGTTAATAACACCACCACCAACGAAAGTACATGTGCCACACGCACAGTTACCTTTACCTCCAGCAACAGTAGCATCGTTGGCCATTGCTTTGTTTCCACATCCCCCGCCTATAGTAGTATGGTCACCTGAAGTAGCTGTATGACAACAACCACCACCAATAGTTACACCTGTGTCATTTACTGTATGACAATATCCACCTCCTATAGATGAAGCCGTTCCAGCAGTTCCTATACAGTTACGGGCACCACCTGCAACAGTGCTACATGTAGCTAAAGCACAGTTTTTACTTCCACCTAATATTGCTGCGTGCACACCGGTTATACAGTTATCTACTCCACCTACTATTACCCCGTAATAAGAATTAGTACATCCCATCGAGTTACCTACTCCTCCTCCTATGAAAGAAGCGTAGCCACAAGTTTTATTATTAGTACCACCACCAATAAATGCACCAGTAACTGAACCTGCAAGAGTATTATTATTACCTCCCACAATAACAGTCATGCAACCACCGTTGTCTGTATTAGTATCACCTCCTCCTATAAAAGAATGATTACTACATCCAGTATTTGAACACCCACCTACTCGCACTGATCTACATCCTGTAGCATCATTTCTATACCCACCTCCTACAAAAATTTGTTCACCTCCAGCGCAGTTCTGGTAACCTCCTGCTACTGTAGCATAATCACCACAAGCTTTATTTTGTTGACCACCTCCTATAGTACCGTGGCATGCATTAGCTGTTATTGCATTGCTTTGTCCTCCTCCAATAGAACCATAATCTGCATTAGCAGCAACTGAATTTTGATTACCTCCAGGTATAGTAACATAGTCAGAAGTTGACGGCGCTTCGTTGCAAAATCCTCCTCCTACAAAACTATTCGCACCTGCTATGGTATGTCCTTTACCCCCTACTACAATACTGCAAGCTCCAGTTACAGAACTACCATCACCACCTAAAGCTATTGAATGTGTTGCGGAGGCTGTGTTGCCTTTACCGCCTCCAATAACAGCATATGCACCAGAAGAGGTATTACTTTCACCACCAACAACTACTGAACAAGTACCCCCATTAGCATTACCAGCTCCTCCACCTATAAAAGATTCTTTAGTTGCAGCATTATTATTGTTACCACCTCCAACGAAAGCACCGCTACCTGATACTGTATTAGTATTACCTCCAACAATTGAACTTGCTGCCCCAGTAACTTTGTTAATATGACCTCCTCCAACGAAAGCACTTAGACCTGTTACACAGTTACATGTACCTCCTCCAACGAATGAAGCTTTACCAATAGCACATGAACTCAACCCACCTACTAAAGAAGCATATTCGCCTCGAGCTTGATTAGTCTTACCACCTGCAATAGTAGCAATATCACCTTTTACAGTATTACCTAGGCCTCCTGCTATAGTACTACAATCTCCACAAC